GGTTTTAGGATCAGTCTTTACGACGTGATATGATGGATGTACTTCTTAAGTATCACAGAGAGCTAGCAACTCATGTGGTTTCAATTACCACTAACCTCTACTGAGGCCTACGCGGAAGGATCCACGTAAAAGACACTGGTATTTGAATCAGTGATTTCTCTTGCACCCAAATGGATGCTATGCAAAATAAATTTTGTAATGGGATCTCCCATCATGATACCCTTTGTGGTATAGAAAGGTTCTTCACTGACCCTTTCAAACGGACTAAAATCCGGATCTTCCTCGATCATTACTTCGAGGCTGTAGACTTTCTGGTATGAAAGTTCTGTGACTAGCCTTGGTGCTAGTAAAAGTAGTTTTACTACTTCTTGGTAAAAATTACCAAAATGCAGGGTCTCAAAAACCGTGTCTAAGATATCATGACCGATATCCCAATCGAGAAAGTCTGTGGCTGTCTCTAAATCCGTCGACATGACGTATGTGTTTCTGTGAAAAACAAAAGCTCCATCTGACGTGGAGGAGAAGCGGGTGAAATACCGCCAGGCATGATCATCAGCCGAGATTCCATCCTTAGCGGACGGGTCCAGTTTTAAGAAACTGAGTAAAATCTTTGACATAGGTGTCAAAAGGAGTGCGTGACCTAATGGTGTCACACTAATGGTACGGACTTTTCCGTTCTCTGTAGCTCCGCAAACGCGGATCTGTCGAAGGTCCTCAAGGATACCTTCTTTTCGCACTTCACTGAGGAAGTGGTGAAACAGGACTTCACCTGTTGTCTCTTTAGTTAGAGTGATGAATCCTTCATCATCACCTGTTTCCAGGTTGATACGGGGCACTGTTCCCCCGGTTTCGCGAATGGTTTGTAAAACCCTTCTTGCGGATTCAAGTTTGCCGCCCTCTTCTCGGGTTACCGAGTATTCAGCGGAGTCGCTGAGTGAGATTTTACTCTCATTGATAGCCTTTTGAAGGCTTTTACTTAGACTGGGATGAGCTCCCAGCCTTCCGTAAACTTTACGGAGCGCTTCTGTACGAAGTGCTTGCTTCTCCGATTGGAGATGCATGTCCGGATCTTGAGTCACGGTATCTTTCCATTTAAGGATTGAGTCACGGTAGAAGTGAGGTGGAG